TTCGGATACTTCCTCTTCGCGTCCTTCTTTTGTTTTGAACGGCCACACTTTGCGAATGAACCATCCTTTCGCTTGCTCCCAATATCTACCCATTTTTGTTTGAACCATTTATCAAGACCATTTTTTGCCATAATTAAACATACATTTTTGTGACTTTTTTTCTGTCACGGCTGATCGCTCCACATCCTCTAGCAACTCCACCTTTATTTTTTTTCTCTCGAGGTATTACACCTCTGCCCATTAAAATATCTTTTTGTGTAATTTTACCATCACCAGATAAATCAGGGAAACCTTTTGCAGCCATAATTCTTCCACCCATTGCAGATGGTTTACGACCTTTAAAATCTTTTCTCTTTACACCAGATGGATCTTTGATCTTACCTGCACAGATCTTGCTGGCGTATGCATTCGCGTATGCACTGGGATAAACCTTGAATTTTCTCTTCGCCGCAGCTTTACCTCTAGGACATAGTTTAGTCATTATTTTCTCGCTGTTTGTTTTGCTCTTTTGAAGTCAGATGCTTTTGGTGCACCCTTTGCACCCTTCTTTCGCATCTTGCCTCCACGTTTACGTTTAGCGTGAATGTTTGCGTACAAACCTTTTCCCGCCATTATTTTTCTTTTTTCATTTTGGCTTTTTTCTTTTTAGCCATTACGAATTTTTTTAATTGTGGTGGAATCTTGCCGCCTTTTTTCATGCCTGCACGAACTTTTTTTGCTGCCTCTGCAACTCCGCCACCCATCATTTTATTTCTTTTACCGTAATCGTTTCTCATTTTTTTCCTCCGTTTTTAAAAATTTGAGTTCCCTTTATACCATATATGCTCGCAACGACAAGTATCCACAGGTTTGTGAACCATGACGGCAGCTGCTGGAACTGGTCGAAGAACTCTTTTATCTTTGCAGAGGCACCCGGATCGTCCGAGAAGACCCCCCAAGCAATCACTAATATCGGGAGCGTTAACACGACCAACACGAATTCGTCTTTCCAGTCCGATTGTCTAGCTTCTAATAATTTACCTTGGTACTCACTCTCTCCACGGGCCATCTTAGAGGCATGCATGTGTTGAGCGTCCGCCATCGCCATCTTTGTTTCTTGTTTTTTCTTATAGATGTGCGTTGCTGCGTTTAATCCCAGCTTTAGTGCACTAAACCAAACCATATTAGTACCACTCAGCTTTGCTTTTCTTCTCTGGCAACATTCTTTTTTGACCGCCTACTTGAACAGATTGAGTTTCTTTAAAGCTTGTAGCTTTGATTTCAACTCCACCATCAAGCAAACCATCTTTATTGGTAAACATGCTATGATCAACTTGCTTTTTACCATTTGTTTTTGCTTTTTTCATTTTTTTCTCCTTATTCCAGCTTCTCGCAAGGCAATTGCGATTGCTTGTTTTCTTTTTTTAACTTTTTTATCAGATTTTCCGATAGAAAGCTTGCCTTTTTTAAATTCTTTCATGACCTTTGAGACTTTTTTCTGTTTTTTATCCATATTAATCCCTTTTTGTGCCAACAATTATAGAATCTGGCATCATTTCCTTGCTAGAGGGTAGGGTTTTACTTAAAATTGTTTTTTGTATTGATGTATCTGCTCTCATTTTAGACAATTCTTCGTTTTGCTCTAATTTATTCTCTTGATTTTCTTGATTCATCATCGCTCTCATCTTATCAAGGTTCAGTCTTTCCTCTCCCTCACGCTCTTTTCTCATATTCTCTTGCGCTCTAAGGTCTAATTCTCTGTCTCTTAACTTAGCGATAGGATCGTTTGCAAAATCACCTAATATTTTCTTTTCTTCCTTGTTATAGTCTTCCATCATCTCTGCAATCAACACAGCTTTTCTAGATTCTATCTTCATAGTTATGTCCATTACACCTTGTTGTATCGAAGGATTTTGCATTGCTTGTGGATCTTGTTGTATTTGTTGTAGTTGTGCTATCTCTGATTGATATTCCATCTCTACTTGTTCTAAAGACATCAAAGATATGTGTTCAAAAATATTTTTTTGTAAACTTGCCATCACCACAGGATTATTTCTAGCCATGTTTGTTCCCATAAAATTTAAATGCGCTGTGATATGTGCTTGATGATCTTGTCCTTTAAACGCTTGAAAAGGTTTTCCAGATAAAGCTTGTATATGTTCTACAGCGGGATCCATTGGTGTTGGTCTTGCAACTGGTTTTAGAATTGTATCTATGTTTTTTACACCCAAAGCTTCATACATGTTTCTATACGCAGCATACAAATTATGAAGCTGTGGGTTGGAGCTAGCCAATTGCAGCTCCGTTTGGGCAATAGAAATTCTTTGCGCTTGAGAGAAAATATTTGGATCTGCAACTGGTATGATGTCTATCTTGTCGTCAAAGTCTTGTTGCTTAATCATTCTTTGACCTCCCACGACATCATATGGGTATTCGTTTGGCAAGTATAATTTAAATACTCTAGCCATTAATTTAAATTCATTTTTAAGTGCTGTATAAATTCTTTTGTGGATCGCTGACATTGTTCTCGATCCACGTTCCAACAAAGCTACTGTCGTGCCCACGGCCGCTTGTTGATTACCCTCTCCAACTTGAAGATCTGCTATCGACGCGAAACGCTGTCCCGCAGAAACCACGACACCCATAAGCTGTAATAAAGTTGCAGATGGTTCTTTGAAAGGTAGTGTCATAAAAGAATCTTTTATGTTACCGCCTGGTGCATCCACATCTCTAAATTCTCCTGGTTGTATGGATTGCGCATCATCTCTAATTCTAATGCCACGCATTTTAAATCCTGCAGGTAAGTTAGAAAGTGTCCCTGCATCAAGCAGCGAACGTAGGGCTGTCGTCGCTGTTCTTGATAATCCACCGATCATGTGGATTAAACCAAAACCGTAAAAACCTAAACCAGGTAAAAATTTAAAATGAACAAAGTATGGTATCTTTTGTTTTTTATCGTCACCTATTTCATAGTTTCTTCTAATAGATAAAATTTCTCTAGAACCTTCTTCAACAGTTACAATGTACGGTAATTTAATTCCTGTAACATCACCATTAGGTCCACGGTCCTCGAACCCTTCTAAATCTAAATTAATGTGAAATTCTAGAAGAGTGTATATGTCTTCGTTAAAGTTTCTTTTAGTCCCCTCTAACATTCTTTCTTTTTTCTCTACTTCTGTTTCCATGTTCATGGGCCTTGGTAATTCTACATCACGATAGAACCCACCAACTTGTTGTTTACGTAAATCATTTTCAGACATTTTAATTCTGTGGATCACGGCCTCTGCATCTTCTAAAGATGTTGCGTTGTATGGCACGATCAAATCATCAGCTGGTACAAACTTAGAAACGGTCCTACCTAAAAGATCGTCATAGTAAACTTTCTTAAAGGAAGAACCGCTAAGAGGGAGATAAAAAAGCATTTGGTCAAACTCTGGTTCGTACTCTTTCATCACATCCATGAGCTGATAGTTCATGAATTCTTTTACACGTTCTGCTTGGTCATTCTTTTGTGGACTTGGCATTCCGATTATTCTTGTTCTTACAGGACCATCTGCAGGTAGTAATTCTTTATACGCTAATGCTTGAAACTGTGTAACAGCTTCAGCTAACACTGGGTGTGTGGCACCACTTGCGCCTTGGAAAGGTTGTGAAGGTGTTTCGTATTTGAATCCTAAAAGATCTAAACCTTTTGCATAACTATCTTCCCAATCTTTTCTTGATGCTTTGTACTCTTGATAGTTTTGCACTAACTCAGATCCGAGAGGATTTAAAACTTCTTCTGGTAATAATTCTGCTAAGTTATCAAAATGACTTTCACCTTGTTCTTGGTTAAAGGCACCTGGTTCAAAATCAATCTCAGCACCGCCATCTTCTAATTCTGTAATTTCCGTGTCACCAGGATCAGGTAAAGTTTCTTTGACTTTTATTTCTTCTTCAACCTGTTCAGCTACGGGTGGTATTTCTACTTTTGTTTTTGTGTTCGGTAAACTTTTGTCTATTGCCATGCTTTTTCTCCAATCTTACATCTTTAACAGTATTATATTCAATATTCAACCCTTGTGGTGTGGGACCACTTTCAGGAGGTATTGTTGTTGTCAACTTTTTAGGCTTTTTGTATTTACTAGGGTGTTTAAATGTAAATGTCATTACCAATAATATTTGTAGTTTTTTCTAGGTAAAGGCTCTTCTTTATAGTCATCTGGATGCATAATCAAGCCTCCATCTCTAAATCTCATCACTGCTTGTGTGGTGCTATCAACTAAATCGTCATGATCCCCATACGGAAAAGCGGCACATTCCTCTATAACCTCTTGGGCAAACTCTCTGGCTTTTGGTGCGTATATCTTACCAGACTCAAAGAGTGGGGCTACAGAGTTCACTCTTGCATGTTTATCGTTACCACGACTAGGAGTAAAATCTGCAACAGGTATACCCATACGACGTAACTCAAATATTAAAGGCAGCCCTGCAGCCTTTGCCTCTACCAAAACTGTCTCAGGTTTCCAATACATGTATTGATCGTATGCTATTCGTTTTAGTTCAGGGAACTCATACCGCCCTTTAATTGCATCTATTAGCATCAAACATTGTGGTGAGTCTTCATTCTCTCTAAACACACCCCATGTTGTAATAGCAGAATAATCCGCAGTCTGTTTTTTAAGAAATGCAGTATCGTAAGATTGTATAACATGTTCGAGTATTGGCATCTCCTCGCTTTCCCAATCCATCCACCACTCTCGTTTGATTAAAGCTCCTTCATCCGAAGTTGGGTTTTGCATGTACTGTGCATTCCATTTATTTACTCCAGCAGATGCTTTTACAGCTTCAAGGTCCTCGAGCTTCCAATATTGAGGCCACATAGGTTCACCACTTGGCATAATCGCAGGGAACTCTATTA